CGGAGCGAGCCCGCTATTCATTGCCTCACCAGCACCCAGCGCTTCATCCGCCAGCCTGCGGAAAAGCTGCTCGATCTTGAAACCATCCTCTTCTGCGATCTTTGTAAACGCTGCTTCGGTCGCGCCAAGCTTATCGACCATTAGCTCGAGCGTTCGCTCAAGATCGTCTCCGGCGTTTCCAGCAAGCGCCAAAATCGGGACCAATGCCTCAACCCCACCGAACAAGACGCTTAGATGCTCATCGGCTCCGCCTGTCTTGGTAACAATATCATCCAGGAACCCGGCGAACCCTTTGCCACGGATCGCCGCTGTAGAAAACTCAAGACCCAGCTCCCCTGCCAATGTGGCGGCTTCGGCCGATGGCTTGGCAACTGCTGCCAGAACAGCGCGCAATCCTGTAATGGCGACGTTCGTGTCTAAGCCACCCTTTGTGAGCGCAGCAACCGACGCTAAGAGTGCTTCAATCGAAACGCCGGTTGTCGCCGCCAGCGGTGCCACCTTCCCAATCTCATTTGAAATCTCGGTAATCGTGGTCTTGCCTTCTCGCATGGTGACGAACATGGCGTCCGAGACATTGTCCGCGCCACCCGCCGCGTCACCGTATGCGTTGAGCACCGAGGTCAAACCGTCGGCCGCGACTGACACGCTGGTCACCCCACCCACTGCCAGTTTATTGGCTTGCGTAAGAAGCTCTATTGCCTCCTCGGAACTCTGTGCCCCGGCCGAGATGATGTCGTAGAGCGCCTTGGCTTCATCTTCCGGCGCTTGGTTGAATTGAACCGCCAGCTCCCGCACCTTGGCACCAAGCAACCCCACATCCCGCGTCGCAAAATCAGCGAGTGTTGTGACCTCGGCCATAGACGCAGAAAAAGCGCGTGCATCGTCGGCCGCTTTCTTCAAGCCCATTGCAATAACAGCAGGACCAACCAAACGAAGCGCAGCCCGCATGGCGGCCGCCTCGGTAGAGGCCACGCCCATACCCCGACCAAAGCCGCGCGCGTCGGTAGCGCCTGACTTTAGGTCTCTGCCGGTCTTTTGGGTTTGATTGCCAAGACCTTTGATGCCACGCGTATTGCTTTTTACCGTGGCCTCAAGCCCCCGGCCGTCGCCGGTTAGACGAACGCTAACTACTTTTTCTGTCATAGATCACCGCATGCGCTTGGCGCGCTGTTTTCGTTCCACGTCCAACGTGGCTTGTTCCATGACTGCCAATCCGTCCAGCAATGCATCATTCCAGGTGAGCCCAAGACCGCGCGCGGCTGCTTCGACACCGACATAGTCAAGGCCGGTCCGAATAATTTCAGCACGTTCCATTGTGGAAAGCGTGACGATGCGCCATTGCGTTTGGCTGGAGATGAAGAGAGAGAGCACATCCTTGTTCGCGGCCTCGAGAACAAAGACGTTCTCCCTCTCTTCGCCTGACCCATCCGCATCCCCCGATTTGCACAGGTCAGGTGTGGTCGTTTCGCCAAGCGCAATATCAATAATGTGAGCTGGTGCTTTGAAGGCCGCAAGTTGTGCCGCCACGTCTGGACCAAAGCGGCCACGCGTCTCACTCTCTCGCTCAACATAGCCAAGAGCAATTGCACGCGCGGCCTCCTTCAGTTTTTTGCGTGGTGGCCCGCAAGACAATGTGCATACGCGGTAACACAGGCCGTCAGCGTGTCCTCATAAGCCAACAGATTTTCGAGCTGCTCATCGCTAAAGGGAACCTCTGCCTTTTCGTCGTGATCCAGCACACCCGACCAATTGACGAGGACTTCAGGTATGCCCGTCTTATTTTTCTTCGGATCTGCGAACCGACCAAACATGCCGCCACCAAAGAGTTCGCCAACCTCCTCGCTTGGCAACACTTTGAAATGGCCCATGAAGCCCACTTCCATAAGCTCGCCCTCTGGACCAGCCGTTTGCCATTTCACTGGCCATTTGACGATGTGAGCTTTCTTCGGATCACGCATAACAAATTTGAGGCCATCAGCCATTTACTTCTCCTAACGTTCCCTTTGCAGGGTTGGGGGATTTCGATATTCAGATCAGAGGAACTTCAAGAGCATCTCATCATCACCGGCCGCACTTTCGGTGTGCAGCAGATCAACTTGCCAGGTGCGCTCGCCTTGGTGCTCACCCATGCTTGCGCCAACCACCTGAACGGCGGGCGAGGTGAAGTGCCACTGTTTGCCAGCTGTGGTTGACCCGTGCAGCAATGAGAAGGCAACAAGCGTTTGCGCTTTCTTCAAGGCTACCGGATTAAAAGCGGCAAGTGTCGGCATCATAAACTCGAGGCGTGATCGGAAGTTTCTATCTCCCGCAGTAACGACCTCTTTCTGACCAGGCAGATCGCGGAAATTCACGTTGCCTGGCGCGTTCGCACTCCAGTTGCGCAGCACAAGATCCGTGCCGCCCAGCTTGATCTCTTCTACCGTGTCGGCCTCCGCCAGTTCCGGCAACTCAAAGGCCGAATAGTCAACGTCGGCTGGCGTTGCGGTGTCCGATGGAAGGGTCAGCAGTGCGATGCCGCTGAAGGTGAAGTAAGGAACGCCACCACCTTCGAACTCATAGCCAACTGCACCGCGCAGACCGAGAAGGCGGTAAAGAATGCCGTCGAGATTTGCATAGAGCGTAGCGCTAGAGAAACCCGACGAGACAAAGGCGTAGTCCACCTCAATGGGGCTAGGCACCGCGTCCTGGATTATCGTTTCGCTATGCTGCCCTGCGAGAAAGAGCGCTGCATAGGCAGGCGGCACGCCGATTGTCCCCGAAGGTGCCGCTTCAACCTTGAACGAGCAGGTCATGTGCTGACCCGCAAAAAGAGACGGGCTCGCGCCCATGCCGGGACGATCCAGCTGGCGCTGTACTTCGCTGCCCTCAATTGGGTTGAGGGTGAAGTCGCGCGTCAACAATGCGTTGGCACCTACTGGCGCAACGTCGGTGCCATAGGTGACCTCTTCTTTGATCAGCACGACAACCTTGTCTTTTTTGATGAAGTCCATCGGACCTATCTCCTATCTATGGGCAGCGACCGAACGGTCTCTACGTTTTGGAACCGGGCTTCACTGGCTTACCCTTGCCGCTCTTTGGCGGTTTGGCGGAAGCAGCCGGAGTGGGTTTCGGTGTTGAAGCCTTAGCTGGACGGGCTGGCTTTGCAGGCCGCGCAGCAGTAGCGGCCGGGGCACTCACGCGTACTTTCTTGCCGTCTGCTTTTTGGACGTAGCGTCCTCCGCTATTCGCCATGGTCTAACTCCTCGCAATTGGCTCAATCGAGCTTGGAAACATGTGTCTTGTGACTAAAGCGCATCTCGTAAATGGCGAGCTGGCGTTTGGCGTCGAACTTCAGCAAACGTTCTGCAACACCCTCAACGCTTGACGCCCCCTCTGGGTGCCGCCAACCGATCAACGCCTCAAGCACGCCGTCTTTCACTTCCTGAAAGCTCTCCATCGCAGCCTTGCCGTTGGCACCCGTTCCGGTGAAAAACAGCACGACAGAAAAAATATGAGTGCGCTGCTGGCGCACGGCTCCCCCAACGACATTTGGTCCAAAGGCAGCAGCGAATGGCATGACCAGGGCAGAAGGGCTGGCCAGTGTCTTGTCAGCGCCCGCTGCAACATCAAAGCCAGCGTCTGCAGCCCGCAAGCCAGAAACGGTGTCCGCTAGATGTTTAGCAATAGGTTCAAGCGTGGGTGTGGCCACGGTCATTGTGCACCGCCAAACGAACTACCCGCGCCAAAAGCAGCGCCAATGGCATCAAGAAAGGCACCGTCAATCGCGACGTCATCTTGCGCGTCAACACCGAGAAATGGCCGCGCGGGAATTGTCACAGAGTTGACGGTCACAAAACCACCACCCGGCGATTTGAAACGAAGCGCCCCACCGCCTTTGGCAGTGATCGTTTCGCCCGTTTGGTGGACGCGTCCATAAATGACGTCGGTGCCCCAAACCACATCTGTGGGGCTCGCCTCATGGGTGATGCTTTGCACCAGGCGCGCTGTATCGACGAGTGTTTGTCCGTTGACCTCTTTCGCCCGAAGGGAGGGAGCCCAAGCCACGCCGTCCGGGCCAACGCCACTTTCGAAACGGCCCTGCGTTGAAACCACCATTGATGCACCAATGTCATCCATCACCGGCATCATGTTGCGCGACAACCCGAGAAGCGCCTCGAACCCTGCCAACACGACGGCATCATCAATAGACATTTTCATGGACACGCCGGACATCAATAGCCCTCCATCGTGTCGCGCGAGAATGTGCGCGAAGGTGCGCTGACCTGCGGCCCACCGCTGGGGGCGGGCAGAGAGGCGGAAGCCTCATCGTCACCGAGCGACGCCTTGCCTTCTGCCAGCGCCTTCAACATCGCGACGGCGCGCTTGTAGCGTTCAGCCACTTGTTCTGGCGCGTGCTCAGAATGAAGTTTGTAGCGTGCCACATCGCACGCCAAGTTCAAGACCAGGCGCGGCACCTCGGGCAGGGGTAAAGTGAATTGGCGCGAAAGGTAGGCATTGACTTCTGCGTCGGCGTCTTCGAGCGCGCGGGTAACCACGACATCATCAATGACACCAGTTTGCGGCGACGCACGGTCCGTCAGGCGAAGAAGTTCATTCTCACCAAACAGGTCGATCAGGTCTTGTTTTGCCGCATAGGTCATGGCCGCTTTGCTTGTCCTGGTTAGTTGGTGATGTGCTTGCAAGCCCACATCACCGCTTCTTCTAGTTTGGTTGTGGCGATTGCGGTCTCGCGAGACGGTGCGAGTTTTCCAATTTCATCCAGCATCGTTTGCCCGGCGTCTTTTACTGCAGACATCTGCGCTTTCTCTGCATCTGAAAGAACGCGGTATTGATGGCGCATCGTGTTGTTCGAAGTGCGCGCGTCCGACGTACTGTCTAAAATTTCTTCACCTGACATTGCTGCTTTCTCCTTTAGGCCGGTGGTGGGGGAGACATGTTCTTCTCTATCCCTCCCCCACCCGGCATCATCGGTCGGCGGTTTATTTCGTGGTGCCTAGCGCTCCGGCTTCGACGGTGGCTCGCCTGAAATCACTTCACCGGCTGTCGGCGTGATGTTGCCACCAACATTGACGTCAGCTTTTTTTGAGGCCGCCTTTTTGGAAGCAGCCTTTTTCGCGGCTGTCTTTTTTGCCGCAGGCGGAGCCTTCGGCGGATCTTCAACCTCAACCGCGATAGGCTCTTCGCTGACGGCACCACTTGCGAACGCTTGAGCGTGTTGCTTTTGGGTGAGGTCAACAGTATCGCCTAGACCTAGCTTCTCGCCGTCTTTGCGCATTCGGCTTAGAACATCAAAAGTGGCGGTCGGCTGTTCTTTCTTCTTTCCCACGGGGGAACTCCTTTTCGAGAGTTGGGTGTAGAGCCCTAGGTACTGAGCACGTCGCTAAAGAGGAAGCCTGCGTCTGCGCCCACCAATTCCGGCGACCGTTCATCGGTCACACCAGCGACCCAGCTTTTGCGGCTGCGTTCCCATGCCATCGGTTCGACAAAGGGATGCCCGGCCAGTTGGTAGGTGTAGCCATAGGACGGCACACGAGCGCTTTGCTCTGCGCCCTGCGGCACATACGCCATGACCGCGCTATCGCCCCAGACGTCAACAAAATCGCTTGCGTCATCTTCCGCATAGACGGATCGGGCCACTGCGACTTTATCAAAACCCCAATAGCGCGCGAGAATGTCTGTCGTCAGGCTGTCGCTGGAGGTGTACTTGGTTTTTTCCTGCAGCTTGGTATTGTTGTCGAGCGCGCGGAATTGCGGCGACGTGATGACCATCACGTTTGGATCGCGCCCCGTCCGCTTGCGCACTGCTTCTTTGCCATCATTGATTTGCGCTTTGGTGTCCGCAGCGGGATCATCCCACTGATCGCTCCCAGCAAGCGTCTGCTTGTTGTTTGCACCGTAGTTGCCAGCGGTTGTGGCAAGTTGTGCCGCCTGCACCTCTTCGTCCAATGACATCACGTCTTGAACTACGCGAACCGCTTCTTGTTGCAACCGGATGCCGGGCCCTTGTTCCGCTTCCGAGACATATTCCCGTGGCACCAGCGCATCGAGAGCATATTGGTTGAGCGCTGCGGGCAGGCCTTCGTACCCAAAGACAATCTCTTTGGTGGCGGAGCCAGGCGCGCGTCGGGTGTTATAGAGCTGGAAGCCCTCTTTCCCGAACTCAATGCGCTTGAAGCCGCGAACCGGAACCTGAACACGTGGGAAAAGGATATGCCCGATGCGTTCAGCATGAGTATAGCCACGCGCGGATTGGCTGAGGATTGGATCAACGACGCGAGCGCCGGAAATAGTTAGAGGCGGTGCCATGGAAAATGTCTCCTGGTTGGCGTTAGCAGTTGTTGATTAGCGGCGAAGGTGAACTTCGTGGAACTCACCGGCCGCACCTGATGCTTCCAGCGCATCGGCAAACACATACTCTGGTAAGTCAGCACCTTCGAGCACGGCGCCATTCGCGGCACTGGAGGTCACAGCCGTGGCCCCCGCCGTAACTTCCAAAGCGCCCGTCACGGGAATTGCCCGGCCTTGCGCATCCATCATTAAGCTGTCGCCGATGGCATAGGCTGCGCCAGTTTCGGCAACACTTGTGCCGGACGTTGCAGCATCGCTGGCTTCGGCATCTGCAGCAGCGCGTTGTGCGATGCCTTGG